GTATTATATACCCATCAAGTAAGGGAGATAAGCAACGCGGAAGGGTTCCGCCACTGATCGCCTAGGCTGCTACCACGTCGGCGTTAAAGCTACTAGCCGTACCTTGACAATCGCATATCTTGCGCGGCTTAACCGAGGGGCAGGCGTGCTAGTAACATATGATGATCTACGGTAAGGTAACGCGCAAGTTGCATACGTTAGAACATTAATCGAAATCCTATGCGCCCATAGGCGGTAAACCACCTAAGAAAGGACGCAAAATGTTTAAGCTAGAAACCGATATTCTGCGCGGGGCTGTTTCTGTTGCCGTTGATGAGGTGTATAACGGCGATGACGAAATCGCTAAATTAAACTTGCGATTGACAGCAACGGAAATGATGGCTGAAGTTGGCACGGCTTATGTCGTTAGAACTAAGTATGCCCAGACTACGAGCTTTAATGTTTACGGCTATTTTTCTGATGTTGATCTGGCAACTGATGGAGCGGATAGCATTAAAGTTTTCGAGATAACTAAGCTCGATTACGGTTATAAAGTCGCTGACGTTGATTTTCTTTTCATCTAGCCTAGGCGTGGCCGCGGCATCGCGGCTACCGCCTACGGTCGCATAGGATAGCGCGGCCCATGGTGTGCACCTGAAACGGAAGGAGTTATATCATGGTGGCCGAAGGTAAAACGTTCGTGGATGCTGGGGAAGCTGCGGCATGGTACGAGGAAAAAGTACGGGAAGTTGTGGATGATTCCGAGATCGTCGATGAGATTTTCAGGTACTTCGGTGCTGATCAGACACTGGACTTTTTCCACTCAATCGCCACGGACTACGGAGTTTTCTAAACTATGGCGTGCGTCGGAATCGGCGCATACCATGGGCCGCGCTGATCGTGCAACGTGGGCGGCTATGGGAAGCAGGTGGATTATGAAATTGCGCCATATGACCGCGGAAGCGGTGGAGCTTGAGGACGTTGTTATCGAGGAAAATCGTCACGGCGAGAAAATCTATCATGTCTATGACAGTGTGAAAGCGTTGAAGTCCTATGATAGCATAGTCGCGTTGGCGACTTCTGAGGACATTTTCATGTTGCCGCGCTATGATTACTCGCCGACTACGTGGAAACACGTTCATGCCTTCATTCAGGACTGCACATCGTTCACTGATCTATGCGCGTCGGATATGCGCAGGGCGTTCACGGATGGCAGTTACTGTTACCATTACGCCGAGGGGTTTGATACGGGCATACGCCCATGGTATAGCGAGAAGAATGAACTTGTTTGGGTTTCAACTTGCAGCAATAGGGTTTGCGAGTACGAGCGTCATACGTATTAGAAAAGAGGAAATAGCCGCCCACGTTGCACGATCACGACAGAAGGAGAAAAAACATGATGTTTCGATCAAACTGCGTTCGCCCCGTTTATGCCGTTTACGGCAAGGATGAGGGCGATCACACTGTGGCCGTTACCTACGTCCATGACCCGAACCATATAAACACAGTAAGATCAATGCTGTTCCTCGAATATGATGAAGTTGTGTCTACAGAGGTGCGCATCGAGATCATGAAGTTCGACGGATGGAGGGTGATAGGGTAATGGTAATAATGGGAATCGGTGAAGAGGAGTTCGCCGAGGGCCGCAGAATGGCCAGGAAAGACCATTTCTGGCACGGGAGGAAGTACGTCAAGATCAAAGCCGCAGGATGCCTGGAAGGGCACGGATGGGCCTATCGCCGAGGATATCGGGACTATGCCGTCCATTGCTGCCCAGTTCGCCGATTAATCGACTTCTAGGAGGTCTGCCGTTGGTATGAAGAAATTGCGAAACAAGTATGGACGAATGGGTGCCCGATTATCGGGCACCTCAAGATCAGGTAAAATGTTCCCGACGGGAACACGAAGAAAGGACTCAATCATGATGATCACCCGCACCATTACCAAGTACGAAGTCACCGCCTACAAGCTCTACGTTGATCACGGTGTGCCGAAGCTCGACAAGATCGGCTCCGCAGAGGTAGAGGGTACCCGCTGCGACAAGACCATGGCCCGCAAGGCCATCGCCGACGCCCTTGGGAAGGCCCTTCCCAAGGGCGTCGAGATCGATATCGCCGAGAAGGGGGTCACTATCTACGGCATGGATTTGGACAAGTTCCTATCCCAGGCCCAGGTGGTCGGCGTGAAGAGCGCCGAGGAAGACCAGGGCAATGATGAGCTGATCGGTTAGATCACTGCTCATGGAGGGCGAAGCGGCTAACTCCTTAGCCCTCGTTGAGCGGTGATCAGCTCATCCCTGGCGTTACCGCATTAAAAGGGTAGTATGCCGATTGCATACGTTCAGCGCTCATCACAGATCATGATTGAGCGTTGAATCGTGGGCAATTAATCGCGTCAACGGGCGCGACCCACTGAAAGAAAGGAGTTCTCGCAATGGAGAACGCGATGATGACCCTGGACGTATCGGCCGAGCTTTCCGAGCAGAGCACGAGCACCTACTGCTCTATCAAGGGCGGCGACCGAAAGACCAAGGCGCAGTTGTACAACGCCAGCAACAACCCCGACCACAAGGTGGGAGACTTCATCAACAAGAACATCAAGGTGAAGGACGTTCTCGTCGAAGCTATCGAGCTGGTCAACGAAGAGACGGGAGAAATGGAGCGCGCTCCGCGCGTCGTTCTCATCGATGACAAGGGGAAGGCCTACCAAGCCGTTTCCATGGGCATCTTCAACGCCGTGAAGAAGGCCATTCAGATTTTCGGCGAGCCTACCTGGGACGAGCCTATCGAGTTCACGGTGAAGCAGGTCACCGTAAAGAACGGCTCCATGCTCACGCTGGACGTTGCCGAGTAGCAGATGATCGGGAGGGCCTAGGCCCTCCCATTTCCTGGTTTGTGAGAAAGTGAGGAAATTGTGAAAAAAGTAAGATTAAGGAAGATTATCAAGGCGTTGAGGGACAATCCCTCAATCATGTGCTCATCTGATATCTATGCTGCCGCAAGGGACTGGGGGCTGAACGATCAGGAAGCTAGAGAAGTAGTTGGAAACACTGTTGGGGACATGAAAAAATTCATGGTGTGCTCATCGTACTTCCGCGCAGGATATAGCAGGGCGCTAATCGCCGTCGAGCAGGAAGCAGAGTACCAGGCTGGAAAGGAGATGCTTTCAGAGCGCAAGCGCAGGGCCAAGGAACTTATGGACTTGCTTCCCGATGGAGAAGTCAAGGACAAGATGGAAGATGAGGTTTTCCGGGGATTGGAGTTGTTTGAAGATGCGGGAATCTAAGTTGACTCCCTTCGGCGTGTGCTACGACCTCACCCGCACCCCGTTCAAGAGCCGGTGGGGCAAGTACACCTTCCACTTCTCCTCCGTTAAGCACAAGGAGTCGTTTGACAGCAGGCTGCAAGTTCGCATACCATGGCTGAACGATTCCATGAGCAAGCGCTTCAAGTTCGAGGTGGACGTGTCGCAGATCGCCGTGTTCCAGCTTTACTGCCAGGTGGAGACGCGAGGGTTCTACGTCGTCGATGAGATACGGGGTTTGAAATGGCGAGATCGGGAAAGCCTTACATTAAGTGGACTGCAAGCCAACTTGAGAGAGTCAAGCGAGAAGCCCGAAACTACAACCGAAGGTTGAGAAGGGCTTGGAAGAGATACGGGTACGATGGACAACCTCCCACAGTGTCCGCAGCGGAGATCATCCGCTCTTCCAAAGATCGCGAATTGGACTCACCTGTCAGGACAGCTGACGATCTAAACAAGATGATAAGGCAATGGCAGCGGTTCAACGAGGTCAAGCGGCCAGGGTCTACCAAACCCCATGCGTTGGAGACTGGCGAGGTGGTTCCAGAGTACTTCGTGCAGGAGCGCAAGCGTTGGGTTCGCGCTGAGAACAGGAAGAGGAAGAAGGTCGTTGAAGAGCTTTACCCTTCTGGTCTTTTCGACACCACTACGGACACCTCGCCCCTCTACGATCTGGCGATGAAGGCCGCTGGCAAGAACATACTCCCCGTATCGTATAACGAGGACTTCGAGAACCCCTTGGACAGGCTTGGGAAGTTCGGGCGGTACGAGGAAAGCGATGCGTCCTATGCCATCCGCTATTCCGATACCCTGCAAGACCTGTTCGGAAATGACGGGGAGCTGTTGGATGTGGCCCGCATATTGGAACGTCTCGTTGACGAGAACCCCATGGTACTGAGGGAGATTTTCGAGAACCCCATGTACGACGATGTGACAGCCCTGAACTTCGTGTACGAGCAAGGGTCGCCCAATATGACTTCTTTCCAGAACTACACGATCAGTGGTCAGGAGTACAAGGGCCGTAGGCAGCAGGTAATTGACTTTTGGAATCTGATGGAAGAGAAGTACCTTGAATGAGATCGTACACCTTCGACTTCGAGACCACGACAGACCCCGAAGATTGCAGGGTATGGGCTTACGGAATCTACTCCATAGACGATGACAGGTACATTACAGACGGGAACAGCATAGAAGGGTTCATAGAATGGCTGGAATGTGCGGCGAACTGCAAGGGGTACTTTCACAATCTCGGGTTCGATGGTGTGTTCATAATAGACCATCTGCTCAAGAGCGGGTGGCTTTGGGTGGACTCGAGGCAGAAGGCAACGGACAGGACGTTCACAACACTGATAAGCGACATGAACCAGGTTTACCAGATAATCCTGTACTTTACCAAGACGCGCTACGTGACTATTCAAGATTCCCTGAAAATTATACCGTTGTCGGTAGAAGCAATGGCAAAAGCCTATGGTTTGGAAATCAGGAAGGGAAGCATAGATTACGACGAGTACCGAGAGCCAGGCCACGAGATCACCGACGATGAGAGGGCCTACCTGGTTAATGATGTTGCCATCGTCGCCAAGTCTCTGCGGACGTTCTTCGAGCAGAAGCTTACCAAGATGACGGCTGGAAGCAATGCACTCTTCGATTACAAGAGAAGATTGGGCGGTCACAGGAAGTTCAGAAACGTCTTTCCCCTGCTGTCGGAGGAAGAGGATGCGTTCATCCGCAAGGCCTATCGGGGAGGGTTCACCTACGTGAACCCCAAGTTCCAGGGCAGGGACGTGGGAGAGGGAATAGTGTTCGACGTGAACAGCCTGTACCCCTCCGTAATGGCGGCTTGTGACGGGCAGTTCCTGCCTTATGGAAAACCTGTATGGTTCGACGGTGTTCCGCAGCCGACGGAACGGCACCCGCTGTGGATAGCCTGTGTGCTTTGCAGCTTCAAGGGAAGGAAGGAGCATATTCCATGTTTGCAGTTGAAGGGAAACATGATGTTCAAGCAGACGGAGTACGTGGAGGACTCTCAAGGGCGTGTGTGCATCACTGTCACCAATGTCGATTGGGAACTCATGAACAAGCAGTACCATGTCTGGGATGTGGAGTTCATCGGAGGGTACATGTTCCACGCATCACCCCATATGTTCCAGGATTACGTATGCAAGTGGGTGGATATAAAGAACCAGGCGACTATATCGGGGAATGGTGGGCTTCGTTCATTGGCGAAACTGATGCTGAACAGCTTGTACGGCAAATTTGCAACACGGACTACGGTAAAATCGCGCAAACCTGTGCTGGTTGATGGCGTAGTCCATTACGTGGATTTGGAGCCAGAGCAGAGGGATGGCGTTTACCTGCCCTGCGGTGTTTTCATAACCTCTTACGCCAGGTACAAGACGATCACCTCCGCGCAGTCGGTATACGACAGGTTCATCTACGCAGACACCGACTCGCTTCATCTGGTAGGAACGGATATCCCCGTTTGCCTGGACGTGGACGCTGTTCGCCTGGGAGCGTGGAAGCACGAATCGACTTTCGACCATGGAAAGTTTCTCCGTGCCAAGACCTATGTAGAGCACGAGGTGGGGGCTGACGAGCTGACTGTGCACGTGGCGGGGCTTCCCTCCCGATGCCACGAGAACGTCACGTTGGAGAACTTCGAGTTCGGCGCTGTGTACGAGGGTAACCTTACGGCAAGAAAGGTACCAGGCGGTGTAGTCCTGTACGAGGGAACTAAGGAGATAAGGAGGTAAAATGAATGAAGCGAACTGCATAACTGCGGCGATAGCAGTATGCGTTATGACGCTTATAGTTGCATCGCAGTGTTTCACCGAGATGGCATTTTAGAGAAAGGAAGAGCAATGTCAGAGCCTACAAGTTACATTGTGGAGATAGACGAGATGGGCAATCCGTCGATAAAGTACGCGGACGGAACGCCCTATTCTGTCAATATATCCGATTACAGCGCTGAAGTTTTGAAACAGCTTATCCCCAGGAAGTTGAATTACACTGTCGTCAATCAAATAGACGGTCTATATATAGCTGCGACGAAAGGTTCAGAGAAGTTCCAGCTACCGTATTCGCCCGATGAGTTGATGGAGACAATCGAGGAAAGGGAGTCCATTAATTATATCTTGGATATCGTTTCCGCTGATCTGGTTAAGAATAGTGAACTCAATTCGTTCTTTGAGACCATATATGCAGACATAGATGCTGTGTATGGTGATGGGAATAAAAAAATTAAGAACATCATAACCGAATTTTGCAATCCGCATCGAGTAACGGCAGAAGCTACTTTCGAGGAAGGCGATGTATATATTAACTGTAGCGTAACGGTGAAGATAGGCGAACTTGAGTTCGGGCCGTTCCTCTTCCTCCATGAGAAAATTCAAGGAGGTGGAAGCGATGCCGCGCAAGATGAAAATGTGGATTTACCCGAAACCGACTAGCTTATCCCCTTACTCCAAGCCATATTGCATCGAAGCTGAGCCTTTCCTGCGAGAGTTGGAGACTGTCGATTCCCAGGAGGAATACGAGACTGTGCGCGATCTCAACTACGGCTCCGTGGAAGCCACGGTGAGGGAGAAGGTGTACGACAACGGCTGGCACGATTGCTATGTTATAGCGGACTACTTCCTCCCGTATATTCTTGCACCTATTATATACCATTGCAGACGCGATCACGGTGTGGTAAACTGTGAAGTCGTAGCCAGTTAGAAAGGAGCGCCCATGGCCTATGTGTGGGTTGACGAGCCTGAGGAAGGAGCGGACGTGCGCGACGTTGTGGCGCGCGAGGATTACGATCAGATCGTGACCGAGCGCGACGGCCTGGTCGAGCAGCGCGACACGCTCATCACTAGGGCGGAAACTGCCGAGCAGGGGTGGCGCGATGCGCGCAACAAATACGCCGATGCATTTATCACCTCTCCGCAGAGGATGAAGGAAGACCAGAACAGGGACGTGAGCGAGGATGGCCGAGCGTCAACGTTCGCGGAACTGTTCCGAACGAAAGGGGACTACGGTGCCTACTAAGCCGACAAGCGAGGTCATCAACGCCGCCAAGGTGAAGCTCGACCCGCGAGAAGTTCTGGAAGTGGTAATCAACGAGACTCCCGCATTGCGGGACGATCTGCTCAAGGCTGAGCTGGTCGAGGAAGTAGAGGTTTAAACATGGCAAATCGGATTTCCGTGCCGGACAATACCGAAGCGCTGCATGCCATCGGCGAGTACGTCATGCAGTACGAAGCGATGCAGAATGCGTATCTCACCGCTCTGGTGAACCGTATCGGCATGACTATCATCACCTCGAAGATGTGGGACAACCCATGGTCTGTGTTCAAGAAGGGCCGCTTGGAGTTCGGCGAGACGGTTGAGGAGATTTTCGTCAACCTTGCCAAGCCGCACTCGTTCGACCCTGCGACTGCCGAGAAGGAGGTCTACAAGCGGGAGATTCCAGACGTTCGAGCGGCCTTCCACAGCATGGACTTCCAGAAGTTCTACAAGGTGACTATCTCCAATGACCAGTTGCGCCAGTCGTTCCTCTCCTGGAACGGCATCACCGACCTTATCGCAAAGATCGTTGACTCCCTCTACACGGGAATGCGCTACGACGAGTACGTTACCATGAAGTACATGATCTGCCGCGAGATGCTCAACGGAGGGTTCTACAACGAGGAAACCGCGGCTCTCACCAAGGACACGGCTTCGGACGTTATGACCGTTGTTCGTGGGCTTGTCGGCCAGCTTGACTTCATGTCGCCGAAGTACAACCGTTCCGGTGTGATGACCCATACTCCGCGCGAGGACTTGTACGTCATCATCAGTGCTGCGAATCGCGCGCTCATCGACGTCGAAGTGCTGGCCGTGGCGTTCAACATGGACAAGACGGATTTTCTCGGCCACCTCATCGAGGTCGATTCCTTCGATGAGCACGACGAGGAACGCTTGACCGAGCTGTTCGGCGACGATGAGAACTTCGAGCTGTTCACCGATGAGGAGAAGACCGTTCTGGGAGCTGTAATCGCCGCTATGGTGGACAAGGACTGGTGGATGGTGTTCGACGTGTTCGACACGTTCACGCAGAACTACAACGGGCAGGGCCTGTTCTGGCAGTATTTCTACCACGTCTGGCGCATCTTCTCGGCTTCGCCGTTCGCGAACGCGATCTGCGTTTCCAGCAACACGAGCACCGTCACCGCTGTCGCCGTGACCCCTGCGGAAGCCAACGTCACCCAGGGCGCGAACCTACAGATGACCGCCGCAGTCACTGGAACTGGTATGTACGACAAGCAGATCACCTGGTCTGCTACTGGTCAGACATCCACGGCAACGCATATCGACGCAATGAGCGGCGTTCTGCACGTCGGAAAGGACGAGACGGCGGGTTCAGAGATCACCGTAACGGCCACTGCCGGCAACGGCACTAAGGGTACGGCCAAGATCACCGTGGTTCAGTCCTAAACCTATATATCAATAACCGTTTAGAGGGCCGTCGATGAGCGGCCCTCTTCTCTATGGAGGAGAAAATGGCAGATTTTCAACCGAGTGGAATCTTCCGAATGGGTTATGTTCCGTTCGACAATTCCTACAAGCACACTCGCTGGTTCGGGTCAAAGAGTGCGCAGAACGACTACTTCTCAAGCTGTATGCTGTCGCAGTACACGGAGAACGATTACACTTATATTCGTCAGAACAACTCAGTCAAAGTTCAGGTAAACCGAGAGAAGATCTACAACGTAAATTACTGCATGTTCCAGAACCGCAACTATGGGAGCAAGTGGTTCTATGCCTTCGTAGTTGGAATCAATTACATTAATGAGAATGTGACTGAAATCGTCATGGAGCTTGACGTTATGCAGACGTGGCTGTTCGACTGGACGCGCACGGAGTGCTTCGTTGAAAGGGAGCACGTTTCCGACGATACCATAGGCGCTCATACCAACCCCGAGCCAGATATGCCGCTGAGGTACTACACGATGAGCCGCAATGCCGTTGACTTCGGGCCCATGGCCATTATCGTCCAAAGGTCAGCGGAGGATGTTAAGATCGAGGGGTCGTGGCTGTTCCCCAACGACCCGACGAGCAAGGGAGTCGACGGTGGGATATACTGCGGTGTGTACAATGGTTGTCAGTATTGGGCGGCTGATCTTTTGTCCGAAGAAGTGGCCAACACTGTTTCCAGGTTTCTTGCTCGAATGCAGGAAGCTGGGGCTGGCGATGCGATAGCCAATGTATACATGGTGCCCAAAATGTTTATTCGCGGCGGTGGGATAACCAATACAGGGCAAGCGCTTAACAATCAGTCGTCCCCGACACCTGGCGGCGGAGGAGTCGGAGTTTCAAGGCCGTCTACTTTGAACGGTTATACGCCCAAGAACAACAAGATGTTCTGCTATCCCTATTGTTTTTGCCGATTGAGTGATAATAACGGGGCTTCTTCCGATCTCCTGTTTGAAATGTTCGGGAGTGGAGGACACGGTATAAGTTACGACGGCTCAATGGAGCCTAGCGGGGAAGTGTTCGTTTATCCTGAGAATTACCAGGGAATAGCGCATAACTACAACGCCGGAATCAACTTCTCGTGCGCGGTTCAGTGCTCATGGCCGTTCAGCTCGTACAAGAACTGGGCCAGCCAGAACACCCTGTCCAATGCGCTTACCTTCGGAATCAACGCGGCCATGATGGTGCTCCCCGCAGCAAAGGGAGTGGGAACTGCGGCCAAATCTCTGGGCGCTGGCGCACGTTGGCTTGCGAAGAGAGGAGGACAGGCCAACGCCGACAAGGTGGCGGCTGCAACTGCCCGCACTGCGGCTAGAAGGGGAGTTTCCGCAGCATCTGAGGGTGTGGGAGGGCTTTCCATGGCAGCAGGTGCCTACGGTATGTCCAACCAGGTGGGCGAATGGGACAGGATGATGAGACAGCCCGATACCGTGCGGGGAAGCGCCAGCGGCAACGGAATCTACAGCACGGGCAAGATGGGCTTTAATGTGGACGTGGTGACCGTAACCTACGAGTACGCGCAAATAGCCGATGAGTTCATGTCGATGTACGGTTACCAAGTCGACCTGGTCAAGGTGCCCAACTTCCACTCCCGCTCAACCTGGAACTACGTCAAGACCTCGAACGCGTGCATGAGGGGTTCGGTTCCGTCGGAGGATATGGCCGCTATCAACTCCATCCTTGACAGCGGAATCACGTTCTGGCATACTGGGGCCGTCGGGAACTATTCGGCGAACAACAGTATCATCTAGGAGGTACGATGTACACAGGTTTCTATATGCCTGACGGCGGGGTACCTCCCGAGTCCGTCATCAACAACAAGAACGTTCATCAGGACGTGGAGCGGAACTGGATGAACAACGCTTCGTACCAGATGTACCTGTACCGATTGATGGACTATGCCATCTCCGTTTTCGATTGGCACGGCCTGCCCGAGGGCGTGGACGAGCGAATGATGGAGTACTGGCTTCTTCAAAATGGCATGGTTGTGTTCTTCAAGGACGAGATGCTCGCGGGGACGGCAGTGTCCGAAGAGGGCTACGCTGTTCTGCCTACGATGATAAACGGTGAATGGAATATCTATAATTACCCTGTAGACCGCAGGGCCTATGCCACGGATGGGTACAACAAGGAGCTTACGGATGAGGACAGCGTCCTGATCTTCAACGACTACCTTCGCGTTCCCATGATGCCGTCGCTCATGCTCTACGCCAAGCGCCTGGCAGAACTCGACCGAACCATCGACATCAACGTCATCAACCAGAAGGCACCTAAGATTCTTCGCGGCAACGAACAGAACAAGCTGACGGCCCTCAACATGATGAAGCAGATCGAGGAGAACCGTCTTTGGCTGTGGACGTACAAGGACAGCCAGAACTTCGAGATGGAAGTTCTGGACTTGACAGTGCCCTTCGTTGCGAAGGACTTGCAGACCGTCAAGCACCAGATTTGGAATGAGGCCCTTACCTATATCGGTGTGGAGAACGTCAACACAGAGAAGAAGGAGCGTCTCATCTCCGACGAGGTGATGTCAAATATGGGCGACGTGGAGGTTTCCCGCTTCACTCGCCTTAACGCGCGCGAACAGGCGTGTGACAAAATCAACGATCTGTTCGGGCTTGACGTTTCCGTCACGTTCCGCAGCGGTACTTACGTCAAGGCAGAGGGTTACGGCTCACAGCCCATTGCTGTCCAAGGCATGCAGAGCGGACAGGCTGGCAACGAGGGAGCTGGTTACCCTGAAGGTGACGAGGGCGGCGTGGTCGCCAAGATCAGGAAGGTTCTGGGGATTTAGATGAGCGAGTTCACCACACAGCTTCGCTGGCCCGTGGAGCAACTTCTGAAAGATCAGAAACTTCCGCCCACGGAGTCCAACTGGCCTAAAATCTACAATCGTTTAGGACTGGACGATTACCCTATCTTCGATGAGGGCCATCGCGAGGTTCTGAACAACAAGATCATCCGCCACTACTTCATGCGCGAGATAGGGCTTGAGACGCTGGAGCTGTTCCGCTACTTCATGCGAATGAAGATGTGGGAGATCATGCCCTATTACAATCAGCTGTACAAGTCCGAGTTGATTGAGTTCGACCCTCTGTCCACGCGCGATATGAAGTACGATGAGAAGTGGACGGTGGACAACACCGACGATTGGACGGTGGACAACACCCGAGATCAAACGGACGATTGGACGCGTAAAGAGAATGGCACTCTGAACAGCAATACAACTACCGATGACCGAGAAGTATTCCAGGATACACCGATGAGCATGCTGGACAGCCCTGGAAGCAACCCTGTATCCAACTTGGAGTATGCGACTACTGTAACCTACGATCATGGGACTACTGGCACAGACCAGACTACTTCATCAACAGGAAGCGGCAAGAACACCGCCGACGAGAAGAAGAAGGAGACTGGCGACCGAGACAAGAACGAGGACGGTTCTCGCGAGAAACACGACTACGGCTACGACATTCCTGGGGCCGATATGCTCCAGAAGTACCGCGAGACGTTCTTGAATATCGATATGATGATAATCCGTGAACTTGCCGACCTGTTCATGGGTATCGGTTAGGAGGTGAGAATGTCCATTCCGCTTTTACAGAGGTACAGCCCTCTGCGCGTATTCTGCCAGACGGTACTTCCCGCGGTATATGATGATTCCCTGTCTTACTACGAGGTGCTTTGCAAAGTAGTGGCCCGACTCAACGAGGAAACGGAAGTCTGGAACACCCTTTTGGAGAGAATCAATCTCAATACGGAAGAAATCAACAAACTTAAGGATTTGTTCCAGGACTTCGTTGAATCGGGGTTCGATGACTACTACAAAGACCAAGTAGAGCAATGGATTACCGATAACCTGGAATATGTGTTCACTCATTTGGTGAAACAGGTGTTCTTCGGTTTGAACCAGGAAGGGTACTTCGTCGCTTACATTCCACAGTCGTGGGACGATATTATCTTCGATACTGGGTGGAACTTCGGTGAGGACACCTACGGCCGTTTGATCTTGCGTTGGGACGTTGACTCCGTGTATACTTCGAACCAGGCTCCAGAGGTGGATACGGAGAAGCCGCACGGAAGCCCGATTCAGACAGCGAACCTTCGTCCAGTTGTCGAAGGAGGTGAATAGGAGTGAACGAGTTTGTTCAGGCAATTAGCACTGTGGGTTTTCCTATCGTCGCCTGTGGTGCTATGTTCTATTTCTATGACCGCACTATCAAAGACCTTACAATTACTCTTACTAAGGTTGACGCTACTCTCGATGGAATTGCCAAGAGACTAGACCATATCGAGGAATTCGAGAAGAAGCAATCCGAATAGAAAGGAACAGTAATGGCAGACAACCAGACACCTCCCGCTGCTACCGATTACAGCGGAGTGCGCGAGTACATAGGAGCGCGCTACGTGCCTGTTTTCGCAAATCCTCCCGAGTGGAACGATACGCGCGGATACGAGCCGCTCACCATCGTGCTTCACAAAGGCAACTCGTTCACGTCCACGCAGTACGTGCCGACTGGCATTGATATCAGCAACACTGAGTACTGGCTGGAGACAGGGAACTGGAACGCCCAGATCGAAGCGTACCGCGAGGAGGTTCTGCGCTACGACGGGCGAATCACGCAGAACACCGAAGATATTAAGGCCAACATGGCGGCTATCGCAGACGAGGCCACTGCCCGTGCAAGTGCGGACACTGATCTGCAACAGCTCATCAAGAGTGAGGAGACGGCGCGCCAGGCGGCGGACACTGATCTGCAACAGCTCATCAAGAGTGAGGAGACGGCGCGCCAGGCGGCGGACACGGAGCTTCATCAAAATTTGAGCGCTGCAATCGCCGCTGTGAATAAGCGGAACATTCTCTCCCTGTACAAGGGTAAAAACTGCGTATGGGTTGGAGATTCGTTCACTACTGGCGTAGGTGCAGACCCTAGAACCAAGCGCGTCTCAACGGTATTCTGCAATGCCATGGGCATGACCGAGTTCAATTACGGCGTCGGTGCAACGGGATGGATTTGGGGAACCACTTCCAATACCCCCTACATCACCCAGGTGCAGAATGCCTACGACGCTATGACTCAGGAACAGCGCGAGAATACGGCGATGGTTGTACTTCCTGGTACTTCAACCGACGTATCCCATGGGTCTACCTCGAAGCAAATCGGCACTGCCGCGACCCTCTGCGCTAAAAAGGCCAGCGACTTGTTCCCTAATGCTGTCATCTATGTTATCCCGATGATCTGGGATAAAGCGCTATTCACATATACTGCCTATGATGCTACTGTAGAGATTTGCGACCAGATCAACCGTGCTGCTATTCCACGAGTAAAAATGGACGAGGACAGCTATACGTGGCTGCTTGGCCGATATGAGTTCTACACCAGCGACAATGTTCATCCTAACAATACTGGTTATGCTGTATGGGCCGCTAAAATGATTAGTTCTATCCTCGGTAGTGCTAATACTGCTGGATACATCAACTCGTTTACAAGCAGCTTTGGCAAATGGGATAAGAAAACGTACTATTTGAAAAACGGCTTCGTGTTCCTGCCTGGATATAAAATTACAGGTGTAAGCGATGCAGGTGGAGATGTGAATATCGGAACTCTTCCGAATAATATCCGCCCAGCATACAATCAAACAACTGTCCTCAGCTCTGGTGGTGAAGCCGTTGGGTATGTCACCTACCAAACTGATGGTGTTATCCTAATGACACACAGTGCTCGTGATAATACCACCCGTTCCTATTTCAACATCGGGCCCGCTTTTTGGCCTATCTACGGTGTCCGTTAGGAGCACTCATGGCAACCATGCGAGGAATCGACGTGTCCTCCCACCAGGGCAAGATCGACCCGACGAAGCTCCCCCAGGTGGAGTTCTGCATCACCAAGGCCACGGAAGGGCGAACCTATGTGAACCCCGAGTGCGACCGAGTGGTGCAGCTGTGCCGCAAGGCCGGACTCCCCTGGGGGTTCTACCACTACGGGCGGAGCAACGACGCGGTTTCGGAAGCGGATTTCTTCGTCTCCACCTGCTGGAACTACTTCGGCGAGGGCATTCCCGTCCTGGATTGGGAGGAAGACCAGAGCGTCGATTGGGTCAACAAGTTCCTGCAGCGGGTCTACGACAAGACGCGTGTATGGTGCTGGGTCTACGGAAATGCCTGGAGATTCGACCAGGGGAAGATTAACAAGGAGTGCGACCGATGGGTGGCGCGCTACCCTGTAAAAATCACCAACTTGAACGCAGACCTATCCAAGTGGACTAACAAGGTTGACGGGCTGCTCTGCTGCTGGCAGTTCTCCGAGTCCATCAAATTGAAGGGGTATTCAGGAGTTGTCGATGGTAACATCTTCTATGGTAGCCCCGACCAGTGGAAGGCCTATGCGAGAGGTGACCGCGGAGAAACGGACACCACACAACCTCTTCCCACGATCACAGTGGAAGATGACAAATACAGGGTTGACATCACGCCCAAGCGGTAGTAAGATAGCCGTGAGCGCAGCGCACAATGCTTTACTGTTCTCGCGGCTAGCCGAGTCACAGATGGAAGATTCTGCGGAAGCCCTTGGTCGTGACTGATTGTGAACTTGGCGTCGTGTGGCGGCTCGCATTTGCCCGTGGTGTTGCAATCGCTCCACCACGGGCCTTCTCTATGAAAGGAGGAAACATGGTTAGATCAGAGGACTATTGGGACATTATGCGTCCTCTGTCATACAACTGTCTTTACAACTTCTTCATTGGGCCGCGAGGGACGGGCAAGACCTACGGGTCACTGAAATACTGCATAGATCAGTACCTTAAATGGAAGGCTAAGGGCGTTCCCTGGGAGTTTGTCTATGTTCGTCGCCGAGAAGAGGAATTGAAGAAGATCACTAAGCAGAAGCACGGGCGAATCTTCCAAGCGGTACAGCGCGAGTTTCCAGAGCACATACTGTCAGCGGAAAGCAACACGCTCTACTGCGATGGTGAGGTTATGGGCTATGCAGTGCAGCTGTCCTGCGCAGACCAGGCACTTAAAGGAGACTCGTTCCCTAACGTTAGGCTCATCATTTTCGATGAGTTCATCACAGCGAAGAAAGGCAACGGAGGGTATCTTCCGGACGAAGTGCGTATCTTCAACGATCTATACGAGTCTATAGCTCGCCCTGGAACAGACCATCCACGAGTGATCGTGCTGTTCTTGTCTAATGCCGTGTCCATCACTAACCCATACTTCGATCACTACCATCTGGATAAACCGTACAACGGCGACATACAGAGGTTTGGAAATAACAAGAATATCCTTGTGCAGAATGTGGTCTGCGAAAAGGTGCGCCAGGCTAAACTAGCCACAGAGTTTTACCAGTTAAACGCTGATAGCGAATACCTTGATTATGCTGTCAACAATGAATGGCTCTTGGATAACGAGGACTTTATCGAGAAAAAAACCCAACGCTCACAGTATAGGCTTACACTACACTACAAAGGAACGGACATTGGTGTATGGGTTGACCCTGTACAATGGAGGTACTATATCAGTCTTAACGTTGACCCAACTTGTAGTGCTTACTATTCAGTTACTACAGATGACCATAAGCCAAACGTCATGCTCTTTAAGGCTGCTAAACAGTTACCATGGCTGAAGCATTTAAGAGAAGCATATGAGTGTGGAGCTGTTTACTATGAGAGCATGAAGTTGAAGAACTGGTTCAGGGATATAATGAGGATGTGTGGTTAGTTATGCAAGTTGATTGTTACAAACGTAATTATCGAAGTTCAGTGTGCACAATGAAATGCCGGTATTATCGTGAATGCACACGTGAGTATTCAAAGGAGATGACAAGGCATGTTAAAGAACGACAGCGACAGGGACATCCTACTTGTCTTTTTAGTATACGGGGTGATTATTTTGTTGGCTCTAAATTGGAGGATTAATTGGTGTTAGTTGTGGGCGTTCATTACTTGGTTTCTGTATGTAAGATTATTAGTGGTACGCAGAGATCGGTAATGAACGCTCAATATTTTTCTACTCT